GCACCCAATCACGCTCGGTAGTCATCATCTCCGCAAGCCGGCGAGCGTAAGTCTCCACCAACTGATTTGTGTAGCCGTTCTTGTCGGCAATCAGTTCGCCCGCAAAGCGGCTGAGGAATCGTTCAGCGATGACTGACTCCTCGCCACAAATGAAGACCGAATGGTAGGCGAGCTTGTGGAACGTGCAGTAGCGCTTGATCTGAAGCTGGCCGACCGGCTCGCAGACGATGACGACAGGCTTGCCCGTTGCCAGGATGCGATTCACCTCCTCGACGCTGACTCCGTAGTAGTGCCCGCCAAACGCAACATGCTCAACCATCAGACCCTCCCGGACCATCTGCTCGAACGTGCCTGGCGCGCGAAAGTAGTAGGTCTTGCCATCGACTTCGCCGACACGCTGCGGGCGACTGGTGGTGGAGATTGCGTTGACGAAGCCTTCGTTTTTGAGCATGGCTTCAAGGGTTGTCTTGCCCGAGCAGGACGGGCCAGTAAGGGTGATGATCATTCTGCCTTGCCCTCCCAGAGATTACAGTAGCCAGTCTTTTTCACCGCGAAGCCGCCGACGGTGCAACGCAGGTTCGACTCTTTCTGACACGCGGGTGAGTTCAGGTCGTAGCGAGGCTCGACGCCACGCTCTTTGGCCCACTCGTTGTTTTCGACCATCCACTTGATCGGCGTCATGTCCGACTTGAAACGGACGCAGTTTCCGCAGGACGGGCCGGGCAGCCGGTAGCCTTGCTCCTCTTTTGCCTTTTGTTGTTTGCTCATACAGCCTCCTTCTTCGCGAGCTTGTTGGTGATCATCATGAGGAACCGCGTCATGGTGAAAAGCGGCACCTCGTTGCCATTGCGGTCGATCACCTGGACCAAGCCGCCAACACCAGTGGTGATGACGCGCTCGGTCCAGGGGAACGTCGCCTGGATAGCCTCGAACTCGGCCTGATCCATTACGCAGCCTTCTTGAGCGACTGGCCCAGGATCGCGCACTCCTTCGCCGCGAACACGCGGTCGATGTCATCCGCGACAACCTTGTCCTTGCGGTAGCCGGCCTCCTTCATGCGAGGCAGAAAGAGCGAGTGCAGCGGGTTGCTTTCGCTCGGCGACATGATGTCGTTTGCCACAACCGCGATCACCTTGCCGATGAACTCGTTCGGGCTTGCATCGACGTGATCGCGCAGCGCCTCGTTCTTGACCGCGACATCGACCTTCAGCAGCCCGTCGGACGTGCGACACGCGAAACTGCCCGCCCTGCCCTCGTTCTTCGTGCCCTCGCGACCGGGAACGATGCCGCAGATTTCCAGATCGACCTCGAACTCCAGCTTGAGCTTGATCTGCTCTTTCGAGGTGCCATCCTTCCAAATGGCGTTCGGGTGCTTGATGACCGTGCCCTCCTTGCCTTGCTTCATCAGTTCGCCTGCGTGCAGGTAGGCTTCGGCCTTCGAACGCACGAGACGGGTCGGAATGAGACGCACGGAACGGTCGTTGGCGGCGCGCAGCAGATTCACCAGACGCAGCAGTCGGGCGATGTAAGGCATGGTGAACTTGCCCTTCGTCACCACGCTCGACAGCGGGATGCGGTCCCAAATGAGATAGACAGGCTTCTCGTCCGGGCCGAAGTCGCCACCGTTGATGACGTGGTTCATGATGCCGTTGCCGATTTCGCGGTCAAGCACCTTTCCGCCGCGCTTCACGATGAATTCGCCGTGATGCTGGTATCCGGGCTCCATGAGTTCGCGAACGTCGACCACGATGTCCTGAAACTTCTCGACCGGGAATTCGGTGCCCTGCCGACTGCGAATCGAGACGAGGCCGCCGTCTTCGTAGTCGAGGTTGGCGAACATTCCGTCTGCCTTCTCCTGGCTCGGAACGCCGTCTTGCCAGGGCCAGGCGTCGAGGTCGGTGTCCTTCGGCAGCGAACAGCGCATGTAGGGGAAGTCGGGAATCAGCCCCTTGACCGCCTTGTTGATGGTCGATTCGCTGAAGCCAGCACGAAGGTCTTTGCGAATGATGCGAACGAACAGGTCCGCCGAGTCCTCGTCGAGAGAGTTGATTTCCGCCTCCACGACTTCGCGGGCCTCGTTGCCGGTCAGGCGACGAGTGATCAGGCCATCCAGCACGCTCCACGCCAGATCGTCAAAAAGCCTGGTGCCGCTGCCGGTGCGGGCGGGAATCTGACGCAGGCCGTAGGTCTTGAAGGGGTTGTAGGCATACTCGCAGACCCGCTGGAACAGCGGGTCGGCAGATGCTTTCTTCACCAGCGCCTCTTTGTCGTTCTTCGACGAGGTGGCGGCAATCTCCTCGATCACCGCAAGAATCTGCCGGGCGTTCATCAGGCCGCCTCTTCCCGATTCGCGGCGGCGAGCTTGGCAGCCGCGTAGATCGCGTGAGCGGCGAGCGCACGCTTGGTCATGTCGGCGGCGAGTTCGGTCACCATCGTTTCGCACTGCTCGACCGGCAGTGCCAGTTCGGCGATGACAGCCGCGATCATGTCGGCAGCCGACAGCGCATTCGCGAGCGTGATGGCGGTGGTGGTGATGCCCTCGTCCAGAAGCGACTTGTTGAGCGCGAAAACACGGTCGAGGGCGTGATCAACGGAAGCGTTGAACTCGGCGACGGCGACGATCTCTTCGGCGGATTTGGTTTGTTCAGTCATGATTTATCCTCACAGGTGGGTTAAGAGGCTTTGGCAGCGAGCTGCATGCGAGCCATTTCAAGAAGACTCATGCCGCTCTTGGGAGCAACAGTCGTCGGCGCTTGCTGAACAGCCGGCTTGAGGGCTGGCTGCACCGCAGGTTCGGGTTTTGCGACGGGCGCCGGCTTTTCCAGCTCCTTCATCGCGTTGTTGATCGCAGCGGCGTAGCCGCCTTGCTGATCGAGAAAATGCTCTTCCTTTTTCTTCGGCGGCAGCGGGGGCGGCGCGGGCGGCATCTCGTTCTTCGGAATGAAGACCGACCCAAGCGACGACTTCTTGGGCGACACCTTCGACAGCACCAGCTTGTCGCGGGTGATCTTGGCCTGCTCGTCGTTGAACGCCTGGAGCTTCACGCGATTGATGAAGAACAGCGCCACACCGGCGTCACGCTCCTTTTCGCGCAGCTTGATCGCTGGACAGACCTTGTCGCGAATCTCGTTTTCGCATTGCAGACCGCGCAGGGTCCGGTCACGCTCGTATGCCTTGATCTTGTTCAGACACACGCAGTAGCTTGGACGGTGCCCAACAACTTCGCAGTCCGACAAGTAGTAGGCGTTGATGCCGCCCGCGCTGGCGGAAGGCGGATAAACCTCGTCGTCGTGAAATTCGGCCATGCTCTTCTCCTTACCAACTGCCCCAGTCCGCATCGCGGACGGGTTCGGGTTGTGCTACCGGCGTCTCTTCTTCAAGAACCCAACCGTGAGGGGCGCCACTGACGTTCAGCCCAAGTTGGGTAAGAATCAGGTCTTGCGCGTCCTTGTTGGCGTAGTGAATGCCAAGCGCCTTTTGAACTTCTTCAACCGCGACCAACGGGATGCCGTGCAGCCCGAAGTCTCCGCTCTCACGGTGGTATCCCCGACCGGCCTTGTCGCCGACGATTCGTTCGGCGGCGGTGTTACACCGCTGACGGCTTGCAAACCATTCAATCTTGGTTTCGCCACCCGAGACCTTTGCGGACATCTTTCCCCAACGACGAACGAGAACGTAGCGACTGGCCAGTTCGTTATAGAACTGCACCACCTCGTAGAACTTTGTTCCGCCCGAGTGACGCATGAAAACTGCATTAATTGCGATGCTTGTCATGTATCTCCCACAGCACATTGCTGCTCAACAATTCAAATGATACGCACCGATCTTAGGGGCGTAAAGTCATTGCTGACTTACGCCTACGCAACTCTCCGGGCTAGTCGCAATCGCACAGCCACGCTCTCATTGACAGGCTCTGCCTTCCAGAAGGCAGATCGCACAACGGACGGCGGCACCTCGTTCGGGTCGCGGTCCTTTGGCAGCACGGCGATGCGCGCCTGCAAGCCGTAGCGACGAAGCAGCAGGCCCGTCTCGATGGCGTCCTCGATCGCCTTGTCCTCGCCATCCCACATGAGCGTGACTTGACGCAACCCCCGCTCCTGAAGCGTAAGCAGCTTGGCAAGCTGACTTTCGTCGTCGCCGTGCGACAGATGCTTGCCGAACGACCCGATGGGCACCACGTCACGCAGGGCCATCTCGCCATCGAGTGCGATCTTGGTGGCCGCCACGTCGAAAGCGCCCTCCCCGATCACGACACGTTCCGCACCAACGGCGTTGTGGCTGTTGTAGAGATGACTGCCGGTCGATGCGAACCCAGGCGGGAACAGATACTTCTTCTCGGCCTCGCCTGTGATGTCGCGCCCCTGAAAGCTCACCAGATCGCCGTTCAGGTCGAAGACCGGAATGATGATCCGCATGGCGTAGTCCTGAACACGAGGCTCGCCTTCGGGCGACAGGTAGCGAAACGTGCCGCGACGAGAGAACCGCAACCCAAAGTAGCGGGCGATTTCACCAACGATGCCGCGATTGTCCAGATACTTCAGGTTGCGACCCTCTACCGGCAGGGCAACGGACTCAGGCAGAACAAGGTCGGTCTTCAGATTGACTGCCATCGACTTTTTGCGCGGCGGACGCCACCCCTGCTCTCGCGCGACCTCCTTGATGTGGTCGATGACTTCGCGCGTCGAGAGTCGGCCGAGCGACTTGGAGATGAACTTCCACTTGTTGAACTTCTCACCACAGTCGCCATGAAAGCAGTTGCCTAGCCCGGTTTCCTGGTTGAGATAGACCTTGTAGTTGGCGTTGCCGCAGCAGGGACACTCCTTGACGTTCAACTGCGTGCCGCGAGCACCGCGCGTCACCCGATACTGGATGCCTTCGCGGTCAAGCCAGCCTTCGATGTCGATCGTCTCCAGCGCCTCCTGAAGCTCTTCGTTCGCGGGCCTCATTTCTTGATCTTGAACACGACTCTGCCGAAGTTCGATTCGGCCATGTTAACGCAGACAAGAATAATCATCACGATGGTCATGGCGACGTTCAGAACCGGAACAAGCGCTACGCCAACCAGACACAAAAACAGCCCCATGCGAACCTCACCATCTTGGCGAAGATGGGCCGCTGCGGGCAGCATGACTCCGAACGAAAGAACTACAGAAAAAAAGTAGATGAACATGCCAACTTCTCCTTGTGGGCGAGTCACGATGACTCACCCGTTACTGATTCACATGCTACAGATCGAAGTCAGGAATGACTATTCGACCTTCAGGATGCTTGTGACGAACTGCATCTTTGCCAAGTCCTGCTTGATGAAGATCGTGAAGCCGGACTCCTGGTTACGGGAGGCGGCGAAATACAGCCTCGCTTCACCTCTTGCAGCCTCTTCTTCCGTCTTGTTGATCGAAATCATCAGATCGACCGTCCGCACCTTGTTGAAGTCTTCCGCAACATGCTCGGCTTTCGCGACGGTGGCCTTGTAACCTTCACGGTTGGTCTGCGTGGCCGTCAGCATCGCGACGTTGAATTCGGAAGCGATGGCGCGTAGATCGACATAGACCGACTTGGAGTTCTCGATCACGTTGTCCGTGCGAAAGTCCGGCGCCATGATGTCGGCGTAATCGACCACGACCAGATCGAAAACGATGCCCTTGCTCCGATACTTCTCAAGGAGTTTGCGCAGCATTGAAGGCTTCAGCGTCCCGGACGGGAACTCGTTCAGCAGCAGCTTGCCGGCCTTTGCCTCTGCGGCCGCAATCTTCGCCTTCACGTCGTGAATGTTGCTGTCGAGCAGCTTGACCATCGTGTCGGAGATGCTGGCGTCCAGGCGCTCCGAGATGATCCTTGCCGACACTTCAAGCGTGACGTAGAGCGTGTTGTGTCCAGCGAGCGAGGCTGACTTGGCGAAGTTGATCAGCGCGGTTGTCTTGCCCGCCTTTGCGCCGCCCATGATGGTCGTCAGCTCCTTCTTGCCCCAACCCTTGTGGTAGAGCAGTTCGTCCATCCGGTGAATGCCGGTCGTGATCCCGGTTGGCGGCATCTTGCCGGACGCGCGGTCAAGACGCTCTTCGGCCCGCTCCTGATTGCGGGCGAAGTAGTCGTAAGACTCGCCATCCTCGTTGAGACCGATTTCGATGGCGGACTTGACCAACTTCTCGATCTTGTCGAATTGGCCCTTCTCGCGCAGATCGACCGACTTCAGGATGGCTTCGCCGACCGCCTGATGACGAACAAACGTGACCAAGATCGGAAGAGCGTCGTGTAGGGAAAGAGTGTAGATCTCGGTGGTC